ACAGCTAAACATCTAGTCCGATTACGGAACGGAATGCGTACAATAATTACGGCCTGTGAGCTCCAACAAGAAATAGAGAAAAAAGAAAAAGGAACTTGGGGGAGTAGCCAAGCCTTGGATGAAGCCAAAAGTATCTTAAAGCATTTCTATAGCACAGGAAATTTTTTACTCAGATACGGGGACTGGATTACAGAGAAGATGCAGGGCTTTGAGGGGTATGGAAATAGCCTCAAATCCTTTATGCCAGGTGAAAAGCAATTTAAAACCTATTTCTTATTACAAATAAGGCACAATTTAGAATTTAATCCCTGTCCCCGAGTTCTTAGCTCCCTGAACTTAGGGTAGAACAATGGACGAGAACCTAGTAAATCGTAACGGAACAGCCTGCTCCTGCGACTTAAAAGAAAATTTCGATACATTACAGCCCCTAAAATTTATCGCGGCTCCTAGCGCATTTATGAGGGTATTTTAGAACAGGAACTGAATGCGGAGAAAAAAGGTAGATAGCCAGCAAGAAAAGCAATTCTTAATTGGACTGGTTATGAGTGATGAATTCCTAGCCCAGGCATCCTCTGTTTTAGACCTAGACCTTCTGGAAGCAGACCATTTTAAGCAGGTAGCACAATGGTGCCTAAACTACTACAACGAATACCAGAAAGCTCCTAAACAACACCTCACTGGGATTTACTACGGCTGGGCAGAGAATAGAGACTCAGACGACCTATCCGATGCTGTTCACGATTTCCTAGAAGACCTGAACGAGGAATTTGAAAATCAGGACGAAATTAATGTTCCCTATCTTGTGGACCAGCTGGGCGAGTTTTTAAACCGAAGGAAACTTATTACCCTAAAAGATGAGCTGGAATACAACTTATCGGATGGAAATGTTAAGGCTGCGGAGCAGGCTGTAATAGACCACAAAACAATACACGTAGGACACGGCGAAGGGATAAATCCCCTTAATGATGAGGAAGCCTGGGAAAGAGCTTTTAGTGATCCTCTTAAACCTTTACTAACATTTGGAGGAGCCGCAGGACTTTTCTTTAATGACCAAATGACAAGGGATGCTTTAATTGGGATACAGGCTCCAGAAAAAAGAGGAAAGACTTGGATGTGTGTGGAAATGGTAATGCGAGCTTTAAGGAATAGGAAGAAGGTGGCTTTATTTGAAGTAGGAGATTTAAGTGAGAGCCAAATTATGTTACGCCTGGGTGTTCGTTTATCTGGAAGACCTCTTAGAGAATCACAGTGCGGTAAAATACAAATTCCCAAGTTGATAACTAGTCCGTGGAATAAAACAGATGAGCAACGACAAGAAATGGAAACCGATGAAGAAGCAGACTTTGCAGAAGACATGTCTAAACTGGCTTATGTCGAGTATAAAGAAAAAAGAGTCAAGGCTCCTATATCTAAGAACGGTTGTCTTAGAGCTATTAAAAAATTTACTAAGTCTTGTGCTATCCCAGAAGAAAAAGATTATGTTCAAATTTCTATACATCCAAACTCCACTGTAAATGTTAAAGACATAAACAGTATCTTAGAGAGATGGAATGTAGAAAAGAATTTTGTTCCTGATGTTGTTATAATAGATTACGCTGATATCCTGGCTCCAGAAAATCCTGGGAAGGATAGCCGAGACCAAGTAAATGAAACCTGGAAGGCTATGAGACGACTAAGTCAAGAAAGACATTGCCTTGTTATATCTCCCACCCAGGCGGATGCTAAGTCTTACGATGTAGAAAGACAATCTATGAAAAACTTTAGCGAAGACAAAAGAAAGCTGGCCCACGTTACTGGGATGTTTGGACTTAACCAAAATGCTAAGGAAAAAGAAAAAGGTATTATGCGTTTGAATTGGATAGTTGTCCGTGAGAGTGAATTCTCTACAGAACGTTGTTTGTATTTAGGACAGTGCTTAACTCTAGGAAGAGCAGCCTGTTGTAGTGCTTTTTAAAAGGAGGTTACTATGGACGAAGAAAAAATAAAATTATTTTCTCAAGTTGATATGCCTGACGGAGGTTTTTGTTGCGGTTGTGAAAAATTTGATGAAGAGAGGCAGGATTGTTTACTTATTAATCAGGGTTTAGACTGGAGATGGTCTAGTGGAAAGTGTCGAAAGATACCTGAATGTTTAGAAGCAATGGAACAAAACAAAAAACCTGATAATAGAACACAAGGGACAAGAATATGATAAACATAAAAATAATTCAATTAGGGGGCTCAGATGAACCCCTCATTTATAGATGTCCTTTTTGTCTTTATACCGATATGGAATTCATACTTAATTCTACAGGAAACAATCAGTCAAGATGTAAAGCTTGTTATGCTATGGGCCCAACTACAGCCTCAGAACAGTTTAGTAAAAACCATTTAAAAGATATTTTTAAATCGCTACACGGGGTCTCTATGAAAGAATGGAAACCAAAGGAAAAACTATGACACCTAAAGAACTAAAATATTTATTTTATGGTATTTACTTCTCAGTTCAAGGTCTCTTTTTATTTTGTGCATTAGCATTCTGTTGTCATAAACTAAGGCAAACAAAAGATGCAAACTGGTGGAATGGTATTGCTCTTTTTGCTTTACTTAAAACTATGAATAGTTTTTGTTTTCTTTACAACTGGGGTATTTTCATAGACCCAGATGGAGCTTAATATGAGTGCTTATGACCAGGGTTGGTTATCTTTTGATAAAGGAATATTTAGAACAGACAATCCTTTCTGGAGTGATGAAGAATTACATTACAGAAAAGAATGGTATAGAGGATGGGATGAATCAAGAAGGTGGACAGAAAAACAAAAGGAAAGGAAAATAAATAATGGCTAGTATAACTTGTACAAGGCGAATTCAATTCTGTGCTGGCCACAGAGTTTATGGACACGAAAATAAATGCTCTAATATCCACGGACATAATTATGTTTTATTGGCTACTGCTGTAGGGTCTCATTTAGATAACATTGGAAGGGTAATTGATTTTTCTGTTATTAAAGAAAAACTAGGTGGATGGATAGATACAAAATGGGACCATGGATTTTTGGTTTTTGAAAAAGATACACCCTGTCGTGAGATGCTAGGACGAATAAAAAATTCTAGTGGCGGTGATACTAAAGAATATATTATGGAGGAAAATCCAACTGCCGAAAATATGGCGAAGCATTTAATAATTGAAATTTGTCCTCACTTGTTTAGAAACACAGGTATAAAAATTTCTAAAATTGTATTATGGGAAACTGAAAACTGTTATGCGGAGGTAACACTATGAAGGTCTTAGTTGTTTTATCTGGAGGGATGGACTCAACTGTAGCTCTATACTGGGCTATGGTAAAGCACGAGGTTGTAGGCTGTGTCTCTTTTAATTATGGTTCGAAGCATAATGATATAGAATATCTCCATGCTAAAAGAACCTGTGAGAAATTAGATGTTCCTAGTCATAGAGTTAAATTAGATTTTTCTCTTTTTGAAAGTGACCTCCTACAAAAGGGCGGAGATATACCCGAGGGACACTATGCAGACCCCACTATGAAAAGAACCGTGGTCCCTTTTAGAAACGGAATTATGCTTTCTTATTCTACTGGGATTGCAGAGAGTATGGGAGCCAAAGGAATTGTTCTTGGAAATCATTACGGTGACCACGCCGTTTATCCAGATTGTCGTATGGAGTTTATTGAACCTATGGCTGAAGCAATGTTTAAAGGAACTTATGAGAATATAAATTTAATTTCTCCCTTCGGCTATATAGATAAAACGGAGGTCTGCCGTAAAGGCGAACTCTTAAACGTAGATTGGGCTAACACCTATTCTTGTTACAATGGAAGGGAGGCCCACTGCGGAAAATGTGGAACCTGTACCGAGAGAATAGAAGCCTTTAAAGAAGCGGGTGTAGAAGACCCAACTGAATATGAAAAAGCTTTACACTAGAAAGGGAAACAATGTTTATTAATGAAATGTTTTACACCCTCCAGGGAGAGGGAACTTACACAGGGTATCCTTGTGTTTTTATTAGGACTAGCGGATGCCCTTTAAGATGCACTTGGTGTGATACTCCTTACACTTCCTGGAAGCCTGAAGGCGGTACACTTTCTGTTCAACAAATAAATGAAGAAATTATAGGCCAGGATTGGTGCCATGTCAATCATTTTGTTATTAGTGGAGGAGAGCCTTTAATACAAAAAGATTTACCCGAGTTAGTAGATATGCTTCAAGAAGCCTGTCATTTTATTACTATCGAAACAGCAGGGATTATTTTCAATGAAGATGTAAAGCCAGACCTCTTTAGTATTTCTCCCAAACTCTTAAACAGTTATCCTGAACTAGATGCTGAGGGTCATTCTCGACATGTGCAAAATAACACTTATGAAAACTTGTCCAGATTTATAAACAGCGGAATAGATTACCAGTTTAAATTTGTAGTCTGTAATGAAGAAGACCTCGGAGAGATAAGAGAGCTTGTAAATAATTTTTCTATACCCAGGGAAAAAGTTTTTCTTATGCCCGAGGGTATAACATCTGAACAGCTAAAAGAAAAAAGACTATGGATTGCAGAGATATGTAAAAAAGAAAAATTTATAATGACAGGAAGATTACACATCGACATCTGGGGAAACAAGAGAGGGGTTTAGTGCCAAGTGTGGAAGAGTATTGCCGCCTCTTGGATAAGGTGAAAGCAGATTATACAGGAAACATTACAAGGATACAGGCTAAAAGAAAACTTCAAAGGTTTCTGGCCAAAGGTTTTTATCCTAAGACCTATACAAAAAGGGAAAAAGAAATTTTAAAACAAGTAGGTTATCCTCCAGAAATACCCGAGAATGTAAAAGGAGAAGGTGGAGGAATACTTACAAAGTTTAAACAGGTTATTAACAATAAAGAAAAGATACCGAGGAAAGAACTTGTAAAGATGTTTACAGATTTGTATGGGCAGATGAGCTACATGCATATAATGAACTTAATCGCCAGGGCTAAGAAAGGCGAGGAGACATTTGGATTTAAACTAACAGAACGGAAAAAAATATTATATAAAAAGAAACTTGGAAGGATGCATAAAAGTAAAAATCGATAGTCGGTTTTTTCTCCTTGTCCCTTGGCTCGGGCATCCTTCCTCTTTTTAGGAGATTGAAATGGGTTATATGTTAAAGAAAAAATACTATATGTCATGGGAAGAAATTAAACAAGGAGCTATGAGTATAGTTGTAGAACACTTAAAAACTTTAGACGAACGTAAACGCCATACAATCTATATCTATGGGATACCCAGAGGTGGAATACCTGTTGCCTCTGCTGTCGCTCATGCTTTTGCTAATCAAGGAGCCTTTGCAAAATTAGTAGAAGTTCCAGGTGACGCAGATGTGTTTGTAGATGATATTATAGATTCAGGAAAAACAAAAGAGAGATATGGAAAATACAAGAAACCCTTTTATGCTTTAATAGATAAAACTAAAATGAGCAAAAATAATAAATTAAAAAAACAGTGGATAGAGTTTCCTTGGGAACGTATGATAAAAGAAGAAGGGCCAGAAGAAAATATAACACGCATACTTCAATACTTAGGAGAAGATGTTGAGAGGGAAGGATTAAAAGAAACTCCTACGAGAGTAGTGAAATCTTGGAAGAAACTTTTCGGAGGATACAAACAAGACCCTAAACAACATATGAAAATATTTGAAGAAAAGTGCGATGAATTAATTGTAGTTAAAGATATTGAATTCTTTTCTACCTGCGAACATCATATGTTACCTTTCTTCGGTAAAGCCCATATTGGATATATCCCAAATGGCAAGGTTATAGGCGTTAGTAAAATCCCTAGAATACTTGAAGTGTTTACTCGTAGGCTACAGATACAAGAAAGAATTGGAGCACAAGTATGTGACGTATTAAATGAATGTTTAGACCCTTTAGGTGTCGGGGTAGTGCTTGAGGCAAAACATTTTTGTATGGTTTGCCGTGGAATAGAAAAACAAAATTCAATAATGAAAACTTCCTGCATGTTAGGGGTGCTAAGAACTAAACCTGAAGCACGGCAAGAATTTTTGGAGATGATAAAATGAAGATGTGTTATATTACATTCAAAAGAAAAACAGAAAGAAAAATAGAAATGGCTAAAGATTGGATTAAAGAGAATGGAGAAACGAAAAATGTAAATTTTAATGTAATTAAAGGGCTTGAATCTTCTTTAAGGTTAGCTGAATCTTTAAAGGAGGAAATAGGATGAAGGTTCCTTTTATGCTAGACTCAGGAGCCTATACCGTTTTCAGACAAGGCAAAACAATAGACATAGATGAATATATTAAATTCATTAAAGATAACATTCTAGCCCTTCCACAAATTGTTTATGTTAACCTGGATGTTATCGGAGACGGTGAAGCCTCCTATAAAAATTGGGTCTATATGAGAAAGAAAGGTTTAAAGCCCCTTCCTGTTTTCCACGCAGGGTCTGATGTAGCTATTCTTAAAAAGTATTTAAAGAAGACAGACTACATAGGACTAGGAGCCTTGGCTAATATGACCTGTACAAAAAGGCTAATGTATTTGGATAGAATATGGGGGCAGTATCTAGTAGATAAAAAGAAGATGCCCATTTGTAAAGTCCACGGCTTTGGTATTTCGGGTTTCGATGTTATGAAAAAATATCCCTGGTATTCTACAGACTCAACAAGCTGGTTCCAATCTGCTGTCTACGGAAAAATCTTACTCCCTAAAAGGATTAAAGGAAAATGGCATTTCGGTAAATCTCCGAAGATACTATATGTGACACAAGGAAAAAGGATTAAAGAAAAGGGACTTCATTTCGATACCTTAACGCCAGAGGAAAGAACTGTCCTAAACAAGTATCTAAAATTTATGAATGTTCCTTACGGTAAAAGTAAATTCAAAACAGTAGATGGAAAGATGGAGGAAACAATAATAGAAGAGGGGATTTGTAACAGTAATGTTCTTAGAAGAACTTTGAATGCCCTATTCTATTTAAAGTTTATGGAAAATTTACACTGGCCTCGGCCCATGGCTGGCCGTATTCCTGAAGGATTTTTTAATGGCTAAGAAAAAGAAAAAAGAACCTATCTTTTATTTCAGTGGGGGAGATGATTGTATTCAAGAAATACTAAAAAGACAAACAGGACAAGTTCCAAACTGCGGTGTCCTCCTGAGCTATTACGCTTTCAGGAAAAAGAAAAACGTTAAAGAGCATATTAAAAAAATCTTAGGAGGAAAAAAATGAACAGGCTAGACCTATTAAAAAAACTGAACGCTGTCTCTGCTGGGCTCTCTAAAAAGGAACTACTAGAACAATCCAATTCTTTTGTTTTTTCTGGTAAACAACTTATCACTTTTAATGGGGAGATTATGTGTAGGACAAAAAACCCTTTTAATTTTGATTGTGTAGTTCGGGCGGAGGAGCTTGTAAAAATCCTTACTCGTATGAACGATGAAGAGATTAAAGTAACATTGGATGACAATGAAATTGTCATAAAGGGAAGAGGTAAAGCAGCGGGGCTTTCGTGTGAAGCGGAAGTCCTTCTGCCTTTTTCTAATGTCCCGCGACCTAAAGAATGGTTTGAAGTTGGGAAGGGAGTAGCTAAGATTTTACAACAGGCTGCTATGACTTGCGGGGTAGATGAGTCTATGCCTCAAACTACCTGTGTTCATATAGAAAAAAATAAAATAGAAGCTTGCGATAATTTTAGAATGTATAGGTGTAAAATTAAAACAGGCTTCCCCGTTGAAATGTTAATCCCTGCAATGTCCTTAAAGGCTGTTAAGGGACACAAGATGAAAGCTGTAAGCTCTACAAAAGAATGGCTACACTTTAAGTCGGGTGATGGATGTATCTTCTCCCTGCGCTGTTATGCAGATAAATACCATAATCAATTAGAGACCCTCCTTAAAGTTAAAGGAGCTAAGATACAACTGCCAGCCGAGCTAAGAGAAACTTTAGAACGTGCTGAGGTTATGGTGGATGTAGGTTACGAAGCGGAAGTCACTTTACAAATAGAAGATAATGTCCTGATAATAAATTCCCGAAAAGATGGGGGCTGGTATAAAGAAAAAAAGAAACTTAAATACAAAGGAACTCCCTTGTCTTTTAAAGTGAACCCAGCTTTCTTAGTAGAGATACTAGAGAAGACCAGGACAGTAATTGTAGGGAAAGGCCGTATGAAAATCGAAACAGATAATGTAGAATTTATGGTTTGCTTAGAGGTTTAAATGGGTTTCTTTTCTGGCTCTTCCTGGAAAGGGAAACTTTCTGACAAAGGTGGTTTACCTAAATGTGGCCAGTGTGGTCTTAGTAAAAATTGCTATTCCCCTAAAATGGAACCCCATAAAGGTTCCTTGGATGTTTTATTTGTAGGGGAGTTCCCTGGAGATAAAGACGACAGAACAGGAAGACATTTTGTAGGGGACGGCGGGGAGCTTTTAAGAAACCTAGTAGAGGATGTAGGCTATGACCTGGACGAGTGCCATCTTACAAATACTATTATATGCCATCCAGAAACTTTCCACCCTAAACAAATTCAATACTGTAAACCTAATATAAAAAATACAATTAATAAATTAAAACCGAATGTTATTTTTACTATGGGAACAGCCCCTTTACAAAGTTTAATAGCGGAGGAATATAAAAAGAGTATTGACCAAGCTTCTAAATGGACAGGCTGGATGATACCTAGTCCTAGCTTAAATGCTTGGGTGTGCCCTATAGCCCATCCAACTTATATTATGCAGATGAGGAGAGATGAAGTCCTTTTAGATTGGACAAGAAAACATCTTACACAGGGTTTTAAAATTAGGAATAGACCACAACCTTTAGATGTAAAGGATTTAGAAAGTCAAGTTGAGATAATTATAAAACCTAAACTAGCTTATGAACGGCTTAAAGATTTAAATAAGAAGACAGGGATTATGGCTTTTGATTATGAGACAACAGGAAAAAAGCCAGATAATGAAGCACAAGAAATAGTATCTTGTTCTTTTTGTTTTGAGGGAGAGGATACTTTTGCTTTTCCCTGGCATCCTAAACTTATAAAGATAATGAAAACTATTTTACAAAACGGGAAACTTAGGAAGGTAGCTTCTAATTTAAAATTTGAAGAAAGGTGGAGCATGGCTAAGGTAGGAACTCGTGTCAACGGATGGCATTGGGATACAATGTTAGCAGCCCATCAAATGGATAATAGACCTAAAGTGACCTCATTAAAATTTATAGCTTATGTTCTCTTAGGTGTAATAGATTATGATAGTCATATAGAAGGTTATTTAAAAGCTGAAAATTCTAATGGCCTAAATCGAATAAAGGAAATAAATATGAGAGACCTTCTTGTTTACAACGGGATGGATAGCCTCCTTGAATTTAAAGTAATGGAAGAGCAGCAAAGGATTATGAATTGGTGATACCTCAAACAGAAAAGGCTTACAATTTATTACACGAAGGTTCCATTGCTTTGGCCCAAGTAGAAGCTAACGGAATTCGTATTGATATGGACTATCTGAAAAAGGCTACAAAGCATACAGAATATAAGATGAAGAAGCACCAGGAGAGATTATTAAAAACTGATATCTTTAAAGAATGGAAAAAGTTTTATAAGAAAAAAACAAATTATGATTCTACAGACCAATTAGGAAAAGTCCTTTTTGACTTAATGGGATATGAATGCACGGCCTTTACAGAAAAAGGAAACAAAAAGACAGATGAGGATACACTTAGTAAAATAGACGACCCTACTGTAAAAAGATATTTTAAATTAAAAAAATTAAAGAAAGTAATGTCCACTTATTTAGGAGGTATAAGTAAAGAGGTTTGGAAAGGATACTTACACCCTCAATTTCATTTAAATATAGTAAAGACTTACAGGAGTAGTTCTTCCAATCCTAATTTTCAAAATCTTCCTATACGTAATGTTGAAATGGGAAACCTAGTCAGGACAGCTTTTATTGCTAGAGAAGGAAGACAGCTTGTTGAATTAGACTACAGCGGAATAGAAGTTTCTATTGCAGCTTGTTATCACAAAGACCCTACAATGCTTTCTTATTTAAAAGACCCCACTAAGGACATGCATCGAGATATGGCAGCACAATGTTACAAATTAGAAACAGACCAAGTTACAAAGTTAGCTAGATACTACGGAAAAAATATGTTTGTCTTCCCACAATTTTACGGTGATTGGTATATTAAATGTGCTAGCTCTCTCTGGGAGGTTACAGGAAATAAAGATTTAGTAACAGCGGACGGCATTCCCATTAGAGAACATTTAAAAAGTAAAGGGATACATCGCCTTGGAGATTTAAATCCTAGAGAAAAACCTGGACGAGGAACCTTCGAACAACATATAAAAAATGTAGAGAAAGATTTTTGGAATAGGCGTTTTAAAGTTTATGACAAATGGAAGAGGAAATGGTATGAAACCTACAAGAGCCAGGGATATTTTACTAGCTTAACAGGTTTTACATATCAGGGTTTCTATACCCGTAATGAAGTTATAAATTATGCTGTCCAGGGTTCTGCTTTCCATTGTCTTCTTTGGTCTTTAATTAGGCTACAAAAGGAGCTAAGAAAACGAAATATGAAAACCCTGATAATAGGTCAGATACACGACAGTATATTAGCCGATGTTCCAGAGAATGAATTACAACGTTTCTTAAAATTAGCTAAGTGGGTAATGACAACACAGCTAAAGAAAAATTGGAGATGGATAAATGTCCCGATAGATATTGAAGCCGAGGTTTGTCCTTTAGGAGGAAGCTGGGCAGATAAAAAGGAAATGAAGATACCAGCATGATGATACCTAGAGGAAAAAGTTGTAATGGATGCCCTCAAAAAGACAAGGGAAATAAGTGTCGTTTATACCCAAAGGAAATTTTAGTGTGGAATTATGGGCTTAAATTTTACAATAAAAATAAATCATGTCTGAAAGAAAATTAAAATTAATAAGGAGATATTATGGCAGAAGTAGAATCATTGGCAGTGGCATTGCCAAAGGAACAAGAAAGAGTTCGAGACGTTCTAAAAGAATACGAAGCAATCGGACAGCCTGGAATGATTGGTGCAATGCTCATTAGAGAATCACTGAAAAAAGCAGAAGTGGCTACAAGTGCTGGAGACGTTGTAGCAATGTTGAGAGCTTATGAAGACTTGAAAAAAATTGAAGATTAATAAAAGGAAATAGAATGAGAAAATATTTAAATATGTTAAGTGACATACTTAATAATGGAACTGACAAAGGAGATAGAACCGGGACAGGAACCCGTAGTATTTTTGGGTATCAGTTACGTTTCAACCTACAAGATGGGTTTCCCATTCTGACTACTAAAAAAATTCATTTACGTTCTATTATTTATGAACTGCTGTGGTTTTTAAAAGGTGATACAAACATAAAGTATTTACAAGAAAATGGTGTTAAGATTTGGAACGAATGGGCAGATGAAAATGGTGAACTTGGACCTGTGTATGGGAAACAATGGAGGGATTTTGGGGGTATGGACCAAATAGCCTGGGTAGAAAAAAGAATTAAAACTGACCCTGATTGTAGAAGGATGATAGTATCTGCTTGGAACCCACCTGAAATAGAAAAAATGAAAATCCCTCCTTGCCATTGTTTATTTCAATTTAATGTTACAGATGGAAAATTGAACTGCCAACTATATCAAAGAAGTTGCGATGCATTTTTAGGTGTTCCTTTTAATATTACTTCCTATGCTTTGCTTACCTGTATGATGGCAAAAGTAACAGGTTTAGAACCAGGGGAATTTATTCACACTTATGGTGACCTACATATTTATTCTAATCATTTTAAACAAGTCGAAGAACAACTTTCCAGAGAACCTAAAAAACTTCCTGTAATGCTTATGAATAATAGAAAAAATAGCATCTTTGGTTTTGATTATTATGATTTTCATTTAGATGGATACGACCCATTACCAGGAATCAAAGCTCCAATAGCAGTATAAGAAAGGAAAATTAATGAAAGAACTCTATAAAAGATTTCGTCCCAGAAGTTTGAAACATATTATTGGAAACGAAAGCACCGTAGATGCTTTGTCTAATATGTTAGCTAAACAAACCGTTCCCCATACTATGCTTTTCTTTGGGCCTAGCGGATGCGGGAAAACTACTCTAGCCCGTATCTTACAAACAGAACTTAACTGTAACGATTTAGACCTTAAAGAAATGAACTGTGCAGACCACAGAGGCATAGAAGATATTAGAGACATACAACGAAGAATGAATATGGCTCCCAATGGGGATTGTCGTATTTGGATACTGGATGAAGTTCATATGCTTACTAGGGAAGCCCAGAACGCTGCTCTTAAAATTTTAGAAGATACTCCAGAGCATGTTTATTTTTTCCTTTGTACTACTGACCCTCAGAAACTTTTAAAGACTATTAGAACTAGATGCTGTGAAATGCCTGTTGAATTATTAGGCTACAATCAACTAGAAAAATTAGCCCTTCGTGTTATTAAAAAAGTAAAAATTAAAATTGAAAAGGATATACTAGACGACCTTGTAGCTAGTTCTAATGGCTCCGCGCGTTCCTTACTAGTCAGCTTAGATAAACTTAAAAACCTAAATCCCGCTGGCCAACGGAAGGCTTTAAAGCAGAAACAGGAAGGCGAGGCAGAAGGAATAGACCTTTGTAGGGCTTTAATAAAACGAGACCCCTGGAATAAAATAGCAGGTATTTTAAAGAACCTAAAAGAGGAGCCAGAGAAGATACGCTGGGGTGTCCTCTTCTATGCCCGTTCTGTCCTTCTGGGAGGCGGAAACGCCTCAGCCCAGGCTTCAATTGTTATCGACTGCTTCAAGGACCACTTCTATGATTCAAAGGAGCCTGGGCTCGCTCTAGCCTGCTATGAAGCTATAGAAGAAGATTAGCCTGATAATATCCTACAGGAGAAATTAAGTGGATAGAAATGAATTTGAAAGGGATTGTAAAATAGACCCTAGCCAATTAGATGTAGAAGCTGTAAATCAAGCAGAGCTTTTCTTTAAATGGGCTGAAAGAAATGTAGAAGCTAAAGAATATCTGGATAAGATGAAGTTTAAATTGGAAATTTGTGAAGCAAGACTTAACGTTGAAATCCGATACGACCCAGGAAAATATAAAATCGATAAGATAACTGAATCTGTAGTTGAGTCCGCTATAAAAAAGTCTCCTAAATATAGAGAGGCCAGAGCTTTTGTAAGGGAAGCAGCTAAGGTCCAAGCTCTTTTAATGAATGCTACATTTGCTATGGCGCAAAGGAGAAGAATGCTTGAAGTTTTAATAACCTTGCACGGCCAACAATATTTTGCTGGGCCTTC